CCTTTATACAAGGCCGTATAAAGATTTCAAGTTTAATTTCCAGGATTTGGAACTATTTGAGCTCCATCTGTAACATGTAAACATCTCATATCTGTTCCATCTGGTGCTTCAAGTGTGCACATAATTACAAATATTAGTTGTCCATCAAATTTGTAAGTTCTTATGTAACTTCCACAAATATCGTCCCAAGCTGGGCTACCTGCTCCTACTGCATTTGCTGCATCTAAAAGAGCTTGTACTTCTGCATGAGAATATAACTTTCCTTGAACAGGTGCAGTTGGTGGACTTGCTGGTACATCAGTTATAGTCGAACCATTTACAGTGTCATTTGGAAATAAGTTTATTGTTGCCATAATTATTCTCCTATTAAGTTGATTTATGAGGGGCGTAATCGCCCCTCATTTAATTATTTATTACGCTCCAGCAGAAGCATACATACCTCTTGGATCAGAGAATCCAAAAGAGTATCTTTCTCTTGCTTTGTATCTAACGTTACCAGTGTCAAAGTCACCTTCCATTGAAGTTTTGATTGGTGATCTGTTGAACATCTTCATACCATTAGGTACATCAGTTTTGATATAGAACGCATCTGTATCAGTTAAGTAATGGTTAATTACATAACCTTGAGGTACCATTCCTCTAGATACGATTGCATTAATATCGTTATCTGCTGTTCCCGTTCTACCTTTTGATTCCATTAGTCTCTCTGCTGTAAACTGCTGGTTAGGGTGAATGATTAATTTCATTCCTCTAGCAGCGATTTTTAGACCTCTTTCATCAGTGAAAGCAGAAATATCGATTAGAGATTGCTCTAATGATGTTTCGTTAAGGTCAGCAGGAGTTTGCAATTGGTTAGAGAACGTTCCAGCTAATGTAGGGTGATTTACAATTACTCCACCTGCATTATTACCGAAAAGTGATACTCCGTCACCACCTGCAAAGTTTCCATCGAAACCATTGTTTAGGACGTTAGCCGCTTTAACTTGTTTAGTATTAGCCATAGATCTTGCTAATGCTTTTGTATATCTAGACGCAAGTCTGTCATACAAGTTATCTTCAATTGCTTCTTCAGTAATTGAAAACGCTAAAGCGATTGTTTCGTGTGTGTAACGAGAAGTGAAAGTCTCTTGAGCATCATCGAATGATACACCTTGACCTTCAGCTTTAACTTGTGCGTTACCAAATCCAGATAACATTACTTCCTCTTCGAAAGCTCTGTCTGAAGATTCGATATCAAAAATCTCAGCGTGTTCGTTCTCGTAATTTTTATATTCCAAGCCGAATAGTGCATTCAGACCTGGCTCTAGTTCTTTAACTAGTTGTGATCGTGATATTGCCATAGTATTTTATCTCCTATTCCTAGCTTAGTTTATGTACAAGTTACTTGCAGAGTTAACTACAACGACCATGTTTGCACCAGCTGCTGTAATGTCTTGGTTTTCAGGCGCGTTAGCGACTCTGACAACTTTCCACATTTTAGTTGCAGCTGCACCACCGGCAACATTTAAAAGTACAGTCGATTGACCGTCTTTGTTGTCAGTAGCTGTAAACGATGTTACGTTGAAGCTTTTTCCGTTGTTACTTGTTGGACATGCAGCATCAGTTTTAATTGCATATTCTTGAATTGGATCGTCATTCACGAATGCTTTTCCATTGCTGCTACCAGTGTTATAATCTACACCAAATGTTGTTCCAGCATCTACAAAGTTAACAAATCTTGGTTTTTTAGTTGTGTTATCAACGTAAAAAATTCCGTTAAATACACCCACTAAAAGTGACTCAGTAGCGTTAGTATAAGCAGCGCCACCTGCACCTGTGTCATCTGTAGTTGCGAAAGAAGCGTCTTGTAAAAAACCTTCTGAACCACCTGCTGCGTCTTGCAGAGATACAGGATTGTTTTTGTAAAGACCTACACCTGGAGCCGACTCGACTAGGTATTCAGACTGACCGCCGATTGAAGGTGTATTACCTAATCTTTCGATCATCTTTAAACCAAAGCCTGTTGTTGAAGCGTTAGCCATAGTTGTTTTCTCCTTTATGTGCCTGTCCCGAAGGACCTCCAGCACGGTTTATTTTATTTAGCGGGTAGGAATTGTTAAAAAATTAACGTTTCTTTGTACCACCAAAAGTTACACGCGTTTGTCGATCAGCATTGATCGGCATACTTGGATGTTGTTCCCTCATAAGATCGTTGTCGATTGCTTCGTTTCTCTCCTGAGTTTGTCTTTTAAAGTACTCAGTTCGAGATTGTGCGATCTCTTCCGGTATCCTTGCCAACACAAGGCCACCAACTCCAATCACTCCTGCGTATTTTCCTTCCTTCATAGTAGGGTAAATTTCATCTGGATATTCATCAGCTCTCACTAATTCGTAACCTGATCTTAATTTACCAGACATGTTTTTAGTATCGTCAAATCCTAAAACCTCTGTCCTTAGCCATCTATGTTTGAAACCCTTTGGCGCAGGTGGTGCATCTAAAGATGATGGGGGAGCCCATGTCGTAGGTCTTTTTTCTTTAGCCCTAGACTGACTTGCACGAGTGGTTTTTTTAGTTTCTTTTGTCATATGCTATACCTCCTTCGTGATTTTTAACTGTTTCGCATATTCTTCCAGTGGCACACCTAATTTTTTAGCAATTGCTACCTGTGAAGGTGTGAGAGACACAGTTTTGCGACCTGGTTTGACAGAACGTTTAGCCGAAGCTACAGTTCGTACAGGTTTGGTCGTTTCCCTTTCCTCGTTTGTATCAAATTTGTGGGGGAATTCAAGTCTTATTCTTTTATCAACTTCTGCGTAATATTCATCGCTTGTTGGGTCAAAGTCTTCTTCATCCACTAGTTTTTTGTGTATATCAAAAGCAGTGTAAGTCATTGCACTGTCTTTACCAAACCAAGTGTTTTTTTGAGCCCAATCCTGTGCTTTTGGATCAGGTTCTCTAGTTGGTTCAGCTTTTCTAGACGGTGTAATATTTACAGGTCTTTCCATAAGCTCAGCTTTAGATGATGTATTTCTTTGCTCTTCTAATCTTGCTTCCTCATAACCAAGTCTAGCAATTTCTTTTTGAGCATTAACTTCAGCTTCTAAATCTCCAGCTTCTCTGGCAGCTGCTAATGTTGCATAAGTAGCTTTAAGATTAGATTTAATTTTTTCTTCTCTATCTTTTAAACCACTTGTTTCTAGTTGAGAGTATTTTTTCTTAAGACTATCAGAAGTTGCTTTAACTGATCGTGCATATTCTAAAGCTTCTTCTTTTTGTCTTTCAGCTTCTCTCATTTTTGTAGTAAGTTTATCAATTCTTCTTTTGACTCTCTTACTATATGATTCTAATTCTTCATCTTTCTCTGCACCTTCTACGGGTGTTTCTTTCTCTTCTAGTTTTGTCTCACGCTCATTTTCATAAGTTTTATCTACAGCGTCAGATTTTTCTTCAGTTACTTCTGATTGTTTATCTTCTACTTCAACCTCTTCACCAGGTCCTGAAGTATCAATATCAACCATAGGAACATCTTTTTTTTCTTCGTTGTCTATTGGCATAGTTTCCTCCTATGTATTAAATGTAGTGCAACATAAATTCTGGGTCAGCAACAGTACCCAAAACTTCGTCGTCATTAAGAATACGGACTTCTCCGCCTTCTATTGGTAAACGTGATCCAGCATATCTTGCAAAGATCACCCAATCTTTTTCTTTACACCAAGCGCCTGCAGGAAATTTTTCTTTATCCTTATATGCATCTGGTCCTATTTTTAAAACATAACCGCAATTAGTTGCGATTCTTGCTTTGTCTAAAGATTCTTGTGAAAATATTAAACCACCTTTAGTTTTTTCTTTCGGTGTAAAAGGTAAAACTAAAAGTCTCCAACCAGAAGGTTCTGGTAAGTTGTCTATTACTTTGTCAACGTTTGTTTCGTCAACTCTTTTTAATTTTTCTTCTTTATCTTGCTCTTTATATTTTTCTTCAAGAGCCATTTTTATCTTCGGGCTTTCCGAAGTCGATAACGTTTCCTTGCTCATTTTTTTGCTCCTTTTCTTCTAGCAGGTTAGAGATTTCCTGTTGTATAATTTGTAAGGCGTGTGCCTTTCCAAGTAGATACTTGTATTTTTCCATATTGTCAACCGATCCAGATGTATATGTTTCTTGAATCTGATTGATTCCTTCTTTTAAAAGTTTTTGAATTTTATAAACAATTGTTATTGGGTCCATCATATTTTAAATGCCTGTAGTTCGTTTAGTTTTTCTTGTGCTTCAGCTATTTTTTGTAATTGTTTATCAACCTCATCAACGTGTTGAGGATGTTCTCCAATACCAACTGAATTTTCTAAATAGATTTTTATAGTTGCATCTGCTTCAGAAATTTGTGCGTTATATCTATCTTCTAGTGCTTGTATGATTGCTCTTTTTAACATCTCCATCTTCTTCTAGCCTGACGGATTCTAGAATTAGGATCGTTACGAGTTTTAGCTGATGATCTTCTTAATTGTCCTAGTGATCTTGCGCAGTATGATTTTCTACGTTTTGCAGCTTTTGATCCAGGCTTCACTTTTCCTGTCACGGCTGTTTTTAGTTTGCTTCCAGGGTTTGCACGTCTGTAAGCTCTTACACCTTTTGCTGTCATTCCAGCTCCAGATTTTGTTGGTCTATAATTGGCGTTCGGACCTTTTGTAGTTTTTCTTATAGTCATTATACCTCTACCATTCTAGTCATATTTATAATTCCACCATCCATAGCTTTTTTTCTTTTTGTAAAAGTAGCAACGTTAGTTGGTTTTGGACCAGTATTACTTGCTGCTCTTTTTCGTTTGACAGCACTCGCCTTTTGCGAGCTTGTCATCCGTGTGGCTTTTGCAAGTGGGACGCATTTTGGATAAGCTCGTTTGCTGCCCTTCGATCTCCCGCAAGGTTGATACTTCCCGTTCTTCTTCGGGGCTCCTATATCTACCCACTTCTCGTCTAGCCATTCTTTAAGTCCTTTTTTAGCCATTAGACATTCTTATAAGCTTTTCTTCTGTCTCCCATAATAGCACCGCAACCTTTGGTGTATAACTTTTTAGTTGATCCACCTGTGCTCATTTTTTTTCTACCTACTTTGCCTTTGCAATATTTGGAAGCCCAAATATTTGCATACGCGCTTGGGTAGACCTTGAACTTTTTCTTCGCGGCAGCTTTACCTGCTGGACAAAGTTTAGCCATTATCTCATTTCTTTTCCGAATCCTCTTTTAGCTTTTCCTCTAGAGCCTGATTTAAGTTCTCTTATAACTCTTTTCTTTTCAGCTTTTAGATTCTTCTTACCTTTTTTAGTATATGCTTTTTCTGCATCTACTCTTCCAAGTTCTTCAAGACGATTCATTCTTTTAGTATTTTTTGCGTGGCCACCTTTTTTCATTCCACCTCTGTCCATTAGTTCAGTAGGTTTTCTTTTTGATTTTTCGTCTACTCCGTATCCTCTAGAATACATTGCAGATCCACCACCCATTTTTTTCATACGGCCACCATCTTTGTAGCCCATTATTTTTTTCGCAACATCAGGTCTTTTTTCCGCTAAAGCGTTCATACCTTTTGAAGGATATTTCTTTTTATCTCCTGGCATATTATTACCCCGTTTGTGTATTTTTTTTGATTTTGCTTTTTTGTTTAAGCTCCATCATGTTTTTATCTTTTGCAGAATAAACTTTACCATTTGCTTTTTCGTGATCAGCTCTTGGTCTTATTCTCGGCTTTGGTTGATAGTCAGTTCTCATTATTTTTTTCCTCCTTGGCCATTACGCCATATTTGTGTTCCCTTTATACCATAAACGCTCGCAACTACAAGGATCCACAAATTTGTGAACCACGTCGGCAGCGACGCAAAGTGTTCAAAGAACAGTTTTACTTTATCCATAGCAGTTGGATCCTCTGATATAACTGCCCAAGCCAAAACTAACACGGGCGCAGACAAAATCAATAAAATAAATTCGTCCTTATAATCATTTTGACGAGCTTCTAGTAATTTTCCTTGGTAAGCTTCCTCACCTCGAGCTTGTCGTTCAGCATGCAATAGCTGTGCGTCCGACATTGCCATCTTTGCCTTCTGCTTATTCGCATAAATTTTTGAACCTGCAGATACGGCTAATTTAATTGCCGAAAACCACATACTAATACCACTTAGCTGTTTTCTTTTTGTCCTTAAGCATTCTCTTTGTACCTCTAACCTCAACTTCATCTCCAGTTGGTATTACATTTGGTTGCATACCATTAGCTAAAGTTTTAGTTCTAGGATCTCTCTCCAAGTTTTGACCTGGAGTTTCAATATCGATACCTCCATTAGAGAAGCCATCTTTATTGATGTCCAATGCTTTATTTGCATTTACTTTTTCAGCCATTTGTCCTCCTATTTTTTTCTCAATTTACCCAATGTTATAGCAAAACGAGCTCTTTGTCCAAGCTTTCCAGGTTTCTTTGCTGCCGCTTTTAGTTTTGACGCTGGAATTTTTTTACCTTTTTTAATTCCTAAAGATTTTCTTAGTGATCCAGGTTTTTTTATCGCTTTTTGGATAAATTTACCAC